GTTTATTATTTTCCGCGAGAAGTGGCATACCATAAAATATACAAGCCATAAGCACATCTTCAAAAAATATTTCTGCAGTCTGAGGTCTAGCTATATATTCTAAAAAAAATAAATTAGGTGGCGCATCTTCCATACTAAATTTAGTCAAACCGTGTAAAGAACCTTTTGATCCTCTACCATCTACTGTTCCTGATATATCATAACTATCACAACCAAAAGCTCCCATATGTTCGTTACCAGGATATTTTCTACCGTTTTTAACAACAACTCTATTTTGTTGATTTACGTTTGGAACCCAGGAAACTAAAAATCTACCTTGGTTGCTAGGAACAAACATAACACTTGTATCTTTAATACCATCTTGCCATTGAAAACTACCTTTAGTTATAACATTAGAATGTTTTAAATCTTCATTGTAATCTATTTGTTCGTAAATTTTAGTTAGATTAAATAAAGATTGTTTTGTTTCATCTCTAAATGCATGTTTTTCAGTACGTGGAAACTGTCTATATAATTCATTAAGTGCATCAGGATCATTCTTAAGGCCATCTACTTCATTTTCCCAGTGTTCAATGACGCCAATTTCAATCGCTTGGCCATCGATGCCATCAACTGAGGATTTTGGAGTTTCAAAGACAGGGTATCCATGAGTATCAATGTATCCTTCGTAGTTCCATTCCATAGGTATGAACAAGCTATATAATCCTGAGCTAGTCTGTCCATTGCGGTTTCTTTTGGTAACGTTTGAATCATCATATAGTTTTTTATAGTTTCTACCACCTTTATCAAGAGCATTGCTCGTTGATCCCATCATGCATTTACCAATTATTCTGCTACCTAATCTTAGCGTTGTTTTTGTAACACGCCAGTTATTAAGGATGTTTTCTGGTTTTTCCCATTTACCTGCTTCGTCATGTACAAGTAACATAAGTTTTTCACCGTCATAGGAGTTATCTCCAGTATTTTTCCAGTCGATTGTTGTATCGAGTCCAACCATTTCTTCAAGCCGTTCATTTGCTTCAAGTTTTTTTCTTGTAAACTTTGACGCTGGTACTCTATACGCAAGTTCCGTTTTGGGTCTGTCCATACCGTCTTGGATCGGTTTGAAGAAAAACGGGTAGTTAACTGAGATCGGGACAATTTTGTCTGTAAACATCTTTTTAGCATCCGCTCCAGATTTCGAGAGAACACCGAATCTTGCATCACTCGAGATCGTTGCCATATTAACTGTTTCACCGGACGCCATAAAAGAGAATCCTGACCTTCTGTTTTTAAGGTATGCCATGCCATAGCATCTTTTGTCTGCTTTGCAAGCTTCCCAGAATATGAAGAATAATCTGTTTGCTTCCCTAAAGTCTGGTTGCCCAACATCAATCTTTGACCATTGCAAATACATGTAGTGAGTACCAGTAATATAGGTAGGAATGCCTTTATTGTAAAACCAGAAACCTTCGTCTCTTCTTTTAAATTCTTCATCAATGTAACCGTGTAGTTTTTGTTTAAATGTTTCAGGATAAGTTTTCCAATCAAATATTGTTTTAATATTTTTTAGTTCTTTTCTTTTTTCAAATACTTTCCAATATTGTTCTGAAATTTTATTAGATCTTTTGTAAGAATTATTTTCTAATGGTAAAGCAATTACAAGATTTTGTATTTCATATATTTCACCTATTTGACCTGTTCTGCTTATTACTATAATATCGTAGTCTTTATTGTAACCATATTTCCATTTTTTAGACTTGTTAAGTCTTTTAATGACATGTGGCTTTATAGGTTCAACTATTTTATATAAATTTTGCTTATACATTATTTAGATCTTTTTTCAGCAAAACCTTTAAATGTAGTTTCTTTTTTATCTACAATTATATCTTCTAATATATTGCTTTCTTCCTGTATACGATTAAGTATTTCAAAAGCATCAAATATAGCTAGTTTTTTTGTAGCCGCAGCGTTTTTTAAACGATCAGCGGATATATCATCATCTGAATCAACAATAGCTTCTTTAGCAACTTTAATAAGTTCTTCAACAGCTTTGTGTCCAGCTTGGATTATATTCTTCTTCGTTTCCTTGACGTTCATGTTTAATTACAATATCATTAGATTTCATACAATATAAACGCTTACCATTTACAACAAACTCAAACTCACCAAAAGGTTTATAACCTATAAGGTCTCCCTCGTGTATTTCTAGCGCTTCTAAAGAACTATTACCATATTTTAATATACCAATAAGGTTTTGTTCTAAAACATTATGTATTTCAATTTTATCTTTAATTGGTGCAACAAAACATCTATCCCCAAAAGACAACCATTTGTCTTTATTTTTATATAAATAAATTTGATCTTGTTGTACAAAATACATATTGTCTTTAAAAAAAGATTTACTATTTTTTTCTTCACCTCTTACGTTATACCATCTTCTAAATACATTGTGATGAATCATTATTAAATCTCCTTTTTTAATAGGTGTTTTGTATGACAAAGGAACTTCTAGAACTTTTGCTATGTTGTTTATAGATTTAAAAGTTTCAATTTGTGTATTAATTATAAGGCTTTTGTCACCTACTTTAATTTTATTATTATATCGCTGGCCATAAGGCTCAACGATAAAATCAAATAAACTTTTCATTAATACTCTAAGTCATACTCAACGGATATAGCCATGTTAGAATTAAATTTCTTCCACGGCAATACCTCGTCTTGTTTTTTGATAAAAATATTATAAGAATTATCTTTAGTATCAGAAAGTATATGTGATATAGTATGACCACCATAAACTGACTGACCTATTGAATAATGCATAGCATCAGTTTTGTAGTCAGAACCAATGCTTATCTTTCTAATTACAGAAGGCATTATTTCTTATCTTCTTCTTTTTTAATAGGTTCATATGTTCCATCTTCTAAATTAATATTGATAGAGCCATATTCTTTTTCTAGTTCTTTCTTGAAGTCTTCAGTCTTTTTGTTTTCTTCGTGGAACTTTCCTAATACTGCGGATTTTTGGGCTTCTAAGAAACCAACTTCATTTAAGATCTTATTAAGTTCTTTTTGAAAGCCTTGAATCTTTTCTAATTGGTCTTTGGTAATCATTGATTTTACTTCACTCATTTTATTAAATTTAATTATTTGTTGCTTATTGATTTAAATTTTTCTGCACCTCGAGAACCAAAATAAGCAACATAAACGGTTATCAAAAGTGATTTTAAAAGGTCAATCCAGCCAGTATCAATACTAAAAGCTATATCAAACCCATCTAATAATATAAAAACTATAAGAGATATTGTTAAAAATATCAAAGCCATTGGTCGTGTATTTTTACTAAGCCATGAATCGCTTTTCATATCGCTGTCCCAACGTTTTGTAACCTCTTGTAATTCAGTCATATCTTGCTCTAATAACTTAAGAGCTATTTCTTTATCTTGTGGTGGTAAGTCTGGATCTTTATGTATAAGATTTTTAACCATACCTAGTGCACCGCTATCAGGCAATATATTACTAATTACATCTACAATGCCTGATTTACCTAATAGGAATTTACCTACTTTAGTATCTTTAAATTTTTTTTTAGGTTTAGACATAATTATCCTGCTTTATAAGCGGGTATTTCCCACGGTAATTGTTTATTTGATTCATCAAATTTTGATCTTGGATATTTTTTACCTTTAAAATATACATTTTTATCATCATAATCTAATTCACCACGTTTCATTTGTTGCATGTGAACATTCTCATGATTAATAGTATCTTTTATTTGATCAGGAGCTGTCATGTCTTTATTAATTAAAATATTTCCTCTTTTATCAGCTCTACCTAATACACCTTCTTCCATAGGCATGTTAACTACCGGTGGAGGGTTTTTTTCAAATGGTGGAATTAGTTTAAAGCTCATTTTCCAGGAAACATTTTATTTAATGCATTTTTTCGTTTTTCACAGCCACAGGGTATATTTAAACCCTGTGAAACTGTGTCAACGATTTTTTTGATACCAGTAGCTTTAGTGAAAGATTCTATTTTATCACCTAAACCAGGTTCCATGTTACGAAATTACTACTTGTGAAAATACTACAAAAGTAAGAGCCTGTCCAGTTGCGCTAACAGTAGCTGGAATACCTCCAACTTTTGATACACCATTTCCTGGAGATCCAGAATAAGCATCTAAAAGTCCGTCTAATACTGAAAAGCCAGTAGCAGCAGCCGTGTGAGTAATTTGTAATTCAACACCACCTTCACAAATAATAGATGATACTGTTGCTGGATTTGTTTGAGGAGCTCCAACGCTTCCTTGGTGAATTAAGACAATCTTGTCTTTATCAATAACAAATTTATCTGTTATCGATGTAGCACCTGATCCACCCGTGATTGGGATTTCTAAATAAGCCATAATAATTTTTTTTTGTTTTGTTAATAATTAATTGTTAATTGGTGTATAAATAATGGTATTATTTGGTTTGTTATACTTTTTGTTTAATAACTGTTTTTCTTCTAGCTTTTCTAGCTTCTCTTCTACCTTCTCTTTTTTTAGACCTAGCGTCTCTAATTGCTTTTCTTCTTTCTTCTCTAGTAGCAATACCAGAATCTTCTCCACTACCTCTTGAAATAAACTTTTGAGATTTAGCTTTCTTTAAATCAGCTTGGCCTTCTGCTTTCTTTTTATTTCCAGCTGCTTCTTTTTTAGCTTTTGAAGCTTGGATTTTTTCACCATCAGACATAGATTTTTTATCTGAAGATTTACTTAAATCTAATTTACCACCTTTAAATTTTTTGTTTATAAGATCTGAAGTTTTCTTTTTGCTATCTGTTTTTTCTTTTGCTAATCTTTTTTGTCTAGGACTCATTATTGTACCATCAGCATTACGCTCTTCTTTTTTTGGCCCTTTAGATTTCATTTTAGCAGGTCCTCTTTTTGGAACTGATTTATCAGCATTTTTTAAATTTTCTTCACGCTTTTTCTTTTGAGCAGGTGTAAGTATTGGTTTTTTTCCACCTTCTCTGTATGTATCTTTTTTAGATTTTTTAGGATCCATTTTAGCAGGTCCTTTTTTCTTTTTACCATACATACCTGGTGCAGCTTCTATTTTAGCTTTTAATTCTTCTGGTAATCTATTTTGTTTACCAACTAAAGCTTTTTCAGGACCCATATGATCTCCATATTTTGGAGCACCTTTTTCAGCTTTACTAGCGTGTACGGCTTTTCTTTGTGAATCACTTGTATACTTAGGCATACCTTTATCTTTGTATTTACCCATGCCTACAGGTTCTCCTGACAAGTATTTCATCATACCTTTACCTACAACTTTATTTTCTACTTTACCATACTCTCCTGGTCCTGGCATCCCACCTGGAAATGACATTAAGCTTTTAGCTTTACCACTCATTTTTGACTTATGTGAAACGTCAACTCCTCCACCAACGCTTCCTTTGTAATGTTTATATTTTCCCATGATTATTTATTGTGTTTCATATGTTTAGACAAAAAAGTTCCATCGTGTTTTATGTCACCAGCTAGTTTTGAAATATGTTTTTCATCAGCTGTTTGATTAATATCTTTGTATTTACCTCCTTTTTTTTGATCGTAATTAACATCTCTTTTTAAGTAGTCTATGTGAGCTTTATCATCCTTGATGGCAGACTTCACATTACCTTTAGTAATTTTTGTATCCATAGTTTTTTTTTATTTGGATTTACATCCGAAGTTTTTAGCGTAGTTAGCCATTTTGACCACCGCTGGTGAATATTCTTTT